GCGAACCCGGTGTCTCGCACTGGCGATGTCTGGGCATTAGGACAGCACCGGCTGATCTGCGGCGATGCGGGCGACGCAGCCGTGGTCAGCACGCTGATGGTTGGCGAGCAGGCCAACCTGCTGTTCACCAGCCCGCCCTACGCCAACCAGCGCGCCTACACGACGGGCGGTATCGCCGACTGGGACCGCCTGATGCAGGGCGTCTTCGCCGTCGCGATGACCGTGATGGCCAGCGCGGCACAGATGCTGGTGAACCTGGGGCTCGTGCATCGCGAAGGCACCGTGGTGCGTTACTGGGATGACTGGCTCACCTGGATGCCAAGGCAGGGCTGGCGCTTCTTCGGCTGGTACGTCTGGGACCAGGGCGTGACCGTTCCAGGCGACTGGGCCGGACGCCTCGCGCCGCGGCACGAGTTCCTCTTCCACTTCAACCGCGAGGCGCGCAAGCCGAACAAGACGGTGCCCTGCAAGTTCGCTGGTCAGGACAAGCATCTGCAGGCCGATGGCAGCAGCAGCGGTGGACTGCGTACCCGGGAAGGCGAGCGCACCGGGTGGAATCATGCGGGCAAGGTGACGCAAGACTTTCGCATTCCGGACTCGGTCGTGACCTGCACCCGCCAGCGCGGATCGATCGGAGAAGGACTCGACCACCCGGCCGTGTTCCCGGTGGCCCTGCCGGAGTTCATCCTCGAAGCCTTCACGGATCCCGGAGAGATCGTCTTCGAACCCTTCGGCGGCTCGGGCACGACGATGCTTGCGGCGCAACGTACCGGCCGGATTGCCCGCTCGGTCGAGATCGCCCCAGAGTACGTCGATGTGGCGATCAAGCGCTTTCAGCAGAACTTCCCTGACGTGCCGGTGACCCTGGTTGCAACGGGCGAGTCTTTCGACCAAGTGGTTGCGGCCAGGCTGGTTCGAGAACCGGAGGCGGCATGAACGTTTCGTGGCTGGCCGACAAGATCGAGCAGTGGCCGACGGCCAAGCTGCTGCCCTACGCCAGAAATGCCCGGACGCACAGTGATCAACAGGTGGCGCAGATCGCCGCGTCAATCGCCGAGTTTGGCTTCACCAATCCGATCCTGTCCGGCAGCGATGGCGTGATCGTCGCCGGGCATGGCCGCCTGGCAGCTGCCCAGAAGCTGGGTCTGGCGGTGGTGCCAGTGGTGGTACTGGACCATCTGACGCCGACCCAGCGTCGAGCCTTGGTGATCGCGGACAACCGCATTGCCGAGAACGCTGGCTGGGACGACGCGATGCTGCGCGTCGAGTTGGCGGATCTCCAGAGCAACGACTTTGATCTGGCGCTGACCGGCTTCGATGCCGACGAGTTGCTGGAGATCATGGCCGGCGAGGAAACCAGCACCGAAGGCAACACCGACGACGACGCCGTGCCCGAGGTCCCGGAGACGCCGGTGTCGCGGTTGGGCGATGTGTGGATCTGCGGCAAGCACCGAGTGCTGTGCGGGGACGCCACGGTGACCGAGAGCTACGATCGACTGCTCGGCACCGATCACGTGTCGATGCTTTGGCAAGACCCGCCATACAATGTCGACTACGCCAACAGCGCCAAAGACAAACTGCGCGGCAAGGACCGGCCCATCCTGAACGACAACCTGGGCGACGGGTTCTACGACTTCCTGGTGGCGGCACTCACCCCGGCGCTCGCGCGCTGTGATGGCGCGGTCTACATCGCGATGTCGTCCAGCGAACTCGACGTACTCCAGTCGGCCTTCCGCGCCGCCGGCGGCCACTGGTCGACGTTCATCATCTGGGCCAAGAACACCTTCACGATGGGGCGCGCCGATTACCAGCGCCAGTACGAGCCGATGCTCTACGGTTGGCGAGAGGGCAGCAAGCGCCACTGGTGCGGCGATCGTGACCAGGGCGACGTGTGGCAGATCAAGAAGCCGGTCAAGAACGATCTCCATCCGACGATGAAGCCCGTGGAACTCGTGGAACGGGCTATCCGCAATTCCAGCCGGCCGGGCGATACGGTGCTCGACTGCTTCGCCGGGTCGGGCACGACCATGATCGCCGCCGAGAAGTCAGGCCGGTGCGCACGCTTGATGGAATTGGATCCGAAGTACGTCGACACCATCGTTCGCCGCTGGCAGGACCACAGCGGAAAGAAAGCCACCCGAGAATCGGATGGCGTGGCATTCGATGCCCTGGTGTCAGAACCGGGTGGTCTTGAACACGGTGAACCCGTTGCCGGTGTGGCGGACGAAGCGTAGCCACTGACCGTTGCCGCTGCGCTCGGCAGTGACCCAAACGGTGTCGTCGCCGGAGAGGCGGATCTCCTGGCCGGGCTTCAGGGCGTTGAGGCGTTGGTCGAGGGTGGTGGTCATCGTGCTCTCCTCAGGCCATCTCGTAGCCAGCCCGCGTGAGGCGCGTAGCGTCGGCGGGTGTGACCACCCAGAACTCGCCGCGTTCGCCGTCGTGGTCACCCAGGACGATCATCATGATGTCGTTGGCCCTGGCCTGGAAGGCCTTGGCGCTCGCCAGTGTGTTGAACCGGAACATCGTGCTCTGGATCAGGGTCTTGAGGGTCTGGGTGGTCATGGCTGGCTCCTTGGGGCGGTGGGTGGCGACGGGTGCATCGTCGCGCTGCGCGATTGAGAAGCCAAGCACAATCGTGAACCCTTCGAGGCGTTCCGCGAGGTCAGCGTGTCGCGACAGGCCCGGTCCTTGTCATGAAATTTTCAGGGTGTGTGAGACCCGTGCGGCTCTCGGGCGTGGCTTGGCTTGAGGCGTCGAGCGCAACTCGAACGTCGAAAGTGCCCCGCGCTCTCGCAAGAGTTGGAGATGGTCGGGGCCTTGTTTGCCGTACTCCACGGCAAGCTCGGCCAGTTGCCGAAGCCACGCGTCTTCATCTTCCCGCTCTGCCGGTGCCACGCCCTCAGGCAGGTGGCTCTTCCAGACCTCGTCCAAGTAAGCAGAGTGAGCGCAATCGTAGAGGGATTCGGGGGCGCCTTCCGTCCTGATCCTCACGACGTTCGGATCGGCGCCCGCGTCCAGTAAAAGGCGCAACATCTCGGTGTCCAGATTCAGGACGGCCGCAAAGAGCGGACTTGAGCCATCTTGGCTGAGAGCGTTTGGATTAGCGCCAAGCTGCAGCATTTCCCGGACCACCTCGTACTTGGGCGCTTCCGGGTAGAAATCGAGGACGCTGATCGCGTACTCGAGAAGGGTATCGCCGAATTGATTTGTGCTGTTCAAGTCGAATCCCTTTGCCACCTGAGTCCGGATGGCGTCGACATCTCCGGCGCATGCACCCGACATGAAGATCTTGATCTGGCTTTCGACGTCAACGGCTTGTCGATTGTGGTTATTCATCGCAACTCCTTAGTTCTCAGGGTGGCGAGCCCGCCCCGAGCACCTCTCCGTGAAAAGGCAGCACGGCATCTTCTGTAAGGAATGTCCGCCCCGGATCGGCCTCGCGGACAACCGCCAGATGGCCAGATGCCAGGGCACGACGTGTGGTTGCCGCCGTAGGCAAAGGCTTCGTCGATAGGGGCCTCAGGCGGTTCTTTTCCGCCTCCTGACCGCCGGTTTGCCGGCGGCGGCTACGCTCGCTTCGGCGTTGTCTACCCTGTCTGATTGCTGGGATCGAACCGCCAAGACCGAAACGCCAAGACCGAAACGCGTTAGTGGCCAGAACGACTTGGTAGATACTCTGGTGAACTTACCGACTTGCGAGACGGCGGACCATCTACTGCAGCCTCTCCAAGAGCAAGAAACCCCCAGGCTCTCGCCTGAGGGCATTCTCACTACGAGGAAAACCTCGATTGACTGGCCGCTGGAGTGGCCTGTTCAACCCTCGTCTCAGTCGTTATCGCTTACTTTTCATGTTCTTGGCCTTGGCAGGATGCGACGCCCCTGTCGGGGTTTCTGTCTTCGCAGTTCCCACCGTGGCGGGCGTTACTGCGGTGCACCATTTCAAGTAACGCAGGCGGTCGTCAATGGATGGCAGCCGCCGTGTAAGCGCGTGTATCAACCTGTAACGACCCTTGACAAAACCCGCCCTGCTGTTGGCGGGCGATCTGTGCGGTGTGTCGCTCGGGCGCGCGGTGGACTTTCCCTGCATCAGCCGAGCGCGCCCTGCGTGATCCGCTGTGGGATGCTCGTAGCGGCGGGATCCACCTGTTGGTTGGCTCCCTCCTGTCGGAGAAGGCATTCCTGGCGCGCCTGGCCGTGCCTTTTGCCGATACGCCGTGTGTGCCAGTCCGCGTGACGGTTGAAGAGGTTCTGGTCGGCGCGGCCGACGACGTTCTCCAGGAAATGAAGGCGGGCAAGCTGCGGGTTCCGTTTGACGCGCAGATCTGGCTGAGCCTGGAAGCGGCGCCATAGGGACAGCGAAAAGATTTCAGCACCACGTCACGCCAGACTTGAGTTGGTGTGCGACCGCCAGCAGACTGAATACTTCCTTGAGGCGCCGGATGACGCCCTCCTGGTCGATGCCCGGGTCGATGACGCGAACGCCCCGCTGGATCGTCGGTTGGCCGTCGATCTCGATGATGCGCGTCGGACCGCGATCGTCGATCGGCGCGACCGTCTGGAAAGCGCCGGCCTTGTGAAGTGCGCGCAGCGCCTGTTGACGCAGACCCGGCAGCTCGGCGAAGGTGATCTCACCATACCCCTCGGAGGTGTCGATGCCGATGGCACCGAGCACGATGGCGGCATTGCGGTTGCAGTAGTTGAGGTTTGTTTCGGGTTGCGCTGTGACGACGATGCTGATGCTCATGGCTGGCTCCGGTGTGGATTCGATCTGGCGGTGGCGGGCCAGATCGATGTTGTCTCAGTTGCCGCGCAGGACCTTGATGCCGGCGTTGACCAGGGTCATCACCGCGCTGGCGAAGATCGTCTCGGCCATCCAGGGGCAGGCCTTGCCGTCATCGAGCAACTCGTCGATCGCCTGTCGCGACTTGGCGCGCATCGCCGTGCACGCCGCTTCGCGCAACTCGTCGCTGGCGGTCCTGATCTCCGGGCAAAGCCGGATCAGCGTGGTCAGGGCGGCGGTGCCGAGCTTGTTGCCGAGGGTCTCGAGGTTGCTGGCTTGGGTCGGGGTCATGGCGGTTCTCCGGGTGGCGTGGTTGATGACGAACACATGAACGCGCTCTTCGCTGGCGAAGCCAAGCGTTTCGTCAATCTTCTTCTGGTGCCTGGGGTGACACGACACGGCCAGCCCTTCGACGTTGGCCCTGGGGCTGGCACGGTGGCGCCGTGTGGCGCGTTCGGACGACGGGCAAGCGCTTGACCAAGCACGCACGTTCGGCCGCCCAGACGCAAAACGCCCGGTGGCCCGTGCGTATGGTCTTCGCAATGCGTCAGACCTGGTCGTTAATCTCGATGCTGCCCGGGCCGTTTCCTTCGTCGTCTGCGAGAAAGATCACGCTCTTCTTCTTGCCGTTGGGCAGCGTCACGATGAGGCCGAAGAATTCGTCTCCGTACTCGTCCACCCCGGTTCTGCAAGTTTGGGTGATGGTTGCGCCAATCAAAGGGCGCAACTTCCGGAGATAAAAGTCGACGGCGGTTCCCTCCGTGCTGGGGGTGATCGGCTTGACGGCGGGCTTGGTGGTCATGGCGGTTCTCCGGGTGGCGTGGTTGATGACGAGCACATGAACGCGCTGTCTGGCGCCGAAGCCAAGCGTTTCGTCAATCTTCTTCTGGTGCCTGGTGTGACACGACGCGGCCAGCCCGTCGACGTTGGCCCTGCGGCTGGCACGGTGGCGCCGTGTGGCGTTGTCCAACGACAGGCGAGCACTTGGCCAACCGCGTGCGTGCGGCGGCCCAGACGCAGCAACGCCCGGTGGCCCGGGCGTCGTGGTCGGTGGTTACGGATGGCGCGGTTCAGTCACGACGCGACGCCCATGAGGGCATCGGGCCGGGGTCGCCGGTCAGGATTTCGAGCCAGTCCATGACAAAGACTTCGCCCTCAACGCCGTGCTCGCGCACGTAGCGCACGCGCTTGAGAGTGAGGTTCCACTCCTTGGCGATGCCGCGGATCGTCTTGTGATGCTTGCGCATCAGGTGCTGGATGGTTTGGGCGCTGAGGCTTTGCACGGTGGGCTCCTGGTGAGGTGGTCGACGATCGTATGAACGCGCTGTCGGGTGCCGAAGACAAGCGCAATCTCAAGCTTTCTTTGACACTCTGGCGGTTCACTCACACCTTGGCCTCGGTCATCCGCAGTCCATGGAGCTGCACCGGCGGGCGGTGCTCGTAGGCGTCGGGCCGCTCTTCAAAGTCGGCGATGACCGCCTTGAGCACCGCCTGCAGGTAACGTTCCGGCTTGCTGTAGTGTCTGAGGCAATCGAGTTGCTTGGCGGTCGACTTGACGTGAAACCACTGATCTGGCGTCACGGTGTCACACAGCTCGCACCAAACGGTCACGCCATGCTGTTCGACAAAGGCTTTCGCGCCGGAGAACACGGTCGGCGTCGTTTGCGGGTAGCGCATGCGGGTCATTTGGCCACCGCTTCGACGCGATAAACGCGTTCGTTGCCGGGGTGTTTCTCGGACGTAATAGTCAGCCCGAGTTTCTTCTTGAATGCGCCGGCGAAGGTGCCGCGAACGGTGTGGTCTTGCCAACCGGTAAATGCGCAAATTTGCGCAATTGTCGCGCCCTCGGGCCGATGGAGCATGGCGATCACGGTGGCCTGCTTGCTGTTCTCGCGGGTTCGCGGCTTGCGCTCGACGGCGACTGGCGGTGGATCCAGTTCGGCCTTTTCTGCCACCCATTGCGCCTCCGTGGCGACGACGGCGGCCTCGATTTCCGGGTCTGCCTCCAGGGGTGCAGGCAGTTCGCAGTCGCGCCCCACGGCGGCGTAGCCTTCGGCGGTCAGACGATATTCGAGCGAGTCTTTGGCATCGAAGACCAGACCCCGCGCGAGAAGGCTGGCAACGACCTTGTTCTTGGCGCCGCTGGGCAGCCGGGCCGGCAGAGGATGAAGGCTGCCATCGGGCCGGTCGGCGGCCGCGGCGAGGACTTCGATCTGGGTCGAGGTGAGTGTGATGGTCATGTTGCGCTCCTGGGTGTGGTTGATGACATGCGTATGAACGCGCTGTTCGCGGAAGAAGCCAAGCGCCTTCTGCTTGGCTTCCATCCGCTGTCGCCGACTAGGCCACCAGCTTCTCGGCGAGGGCGAAGGCGTGATCCTTGAACCGGGCGCCCGGGCCAAACCAGGCGGCGTTCAGACGGTTGTCGCGCATCCGCCCCTTCTCGTGGTCGATGTACTCGGTGGTGGCGTTCACCAGACCCCAGAGCGTCTTGTCGGTGGCGTCATGGTTGCCGCCGATCATCTCGCCGGCGAAGAGGTCGAGGATGCGACGGTAGCCCTTGGACTTCCTGACCTGCTCCGGCGAGTAGGTCTGGCCGTAGGGCATGAAGGGCTGGAAGAGGTCCTGCAGCCAGGCATCGGTTTCGAGGTCGGTCAGTTTCCGCTGGGCCATCAGCCCCGCCTTCTGCTGGAACTCCTCCCAGGCGTCGAGCGCGATGCCGAGATCCGCCCGGACTTCCTTGGGATCGAAGATCGCCTGGTGCGAGATGGTCACCTGCTTCTGCGCCGAGGTGTTGCGCAGGCAGGCCTGGAGCGTGTTGTTGCAGACGACGCGGACCGTCGTGAACCGGGCGACGGTGGCCATGGTGCCGTCGTAGGAAGTGGCGAGCAGCAGGTAGGGCGCGACCTCGTCGTCGAGGATGCGGGCGTTGTCGCCGACGCGTCCCAGGGCCCAGATGCGCCGGCCAGCCATCAGAGCGCCAACCGTTTCGATGCTGAACTGTTTCGCTTCCGCCAGCTCGCCAAAGAAGTTGAGGATGTCCGCGGGCTGGACCACCCGGTAGTCCGACGAGACGACCGACAACGGGGCGCCGCAGTCGCTGCGGTACAGCACGTGCTTGTCGGCGTAGGTCTCGCGGGCGCCGGTGAGTGTGCTGTCGAACTGGACGTCAGCCCTGAGTGCGCTCCATTCGAGCTGGGCGGCTTTCTGCCAGACCTCGACGGGCGCGTGCGGGTCGACGGTTTGTCCTAGGCCGTGCCAGGGGGTTTCAGTGCCGGTGGCGTAGGCGATGGCGGCCTGGCCGGTGGTGAAGTCGATCTGGTGTGCCATGGTGTTTCTCCTTCG